CTCAACACTATCTTGGATACAAGCGAAGTTGACTATGTTATTGCATCGGACACAGATTCAATTTATGTCAATCTCGATGCACTTGTACGCAAATGCTTTAAAGAGGGAAGTGACCCTGTCAAAGTTGTCAATTTCTTGGACAAGGTTGCAACTGAGAAGCTGGAACCTTTTATTGATAAAAGTTATGAGGAACTGGCACAGCTAATGAATGCCCACTCGCAGAAGATGTTTATGAAGCGAGAGGCGATAGCTGATAAGGGTATCTGGACTGCCAAGAAGCGTTATATGCTCAATGTGTATGACAATGAGGGTGTTCGGTATGCTGAGCCAAAGCTGAAGATGATGGGTATCGAGACTGTTAAGTCTTCGACTCCAGCTGTTTGTCGTGATGCTCTGAAGAAAGCAATCAATATTATCATGAACAAAAGTGAGCAGGATGCCCAAGATTATATTGCTGAATTCCGCAAACAGTTCAACAACTTCTCTTTCGAGGAGATTGCGTTTCCGCGTGGAATATCTGATCTAAATAAATATGTCGTCGAGGGTGCTGGTCTAACAATCCCTAAAGGGTGTCCGATCCATGTTCGCGGTGGGTTGGTGTATAACCATGCGTTGCGTGCTGAGAAACTCACCAAAAAGTATGAGCTGGTTAAGGATGGCGAGAAGATCAAATTTTGTTATCTCAAGATGCCTAATCCGATGCAGCAAAATGTACTTAGTGTGATGACTACACTGCCAAGCGAGTTTAACTTGGATTCCTACATAGACCGTGATACCCAGTTCCAGAAAGCGTTTCTAGATCCGCTGATTGCGATACTTGATTCTGTTAACTGGAGCACAGAAAAGAAGAGTTCATTAGAAAGTTTTTTTGGATAGGAGAGTAACGTTGAATTTAGATGACTTTGATACATTCGCGCACAGGCTATACGCTGATGCTATGGCAGAACGGTTTGATTGGGGTGATGAGAAAGTTCCATTCTCGGAATGGTATAGTCAAAATGTAGACTTCCTGATGACAGAATATAAAGACACAAGAGGTACATCCAAATGAGTGATTTCGATTTTGGCTTCACAGCCGTCTCCGAAGATGAGTTGGACGCTGTCCAAAAAGTGCAGTCTGATTTGACTGATCTAAATCATACCGCAGAAGATGCTCAAGAGAAATTAAACAAGCTATACAACCACTTCAAACCTCTACTGAATAACCTTCAGAAGAACCCAGAGAAAGATTATATATTTTGGCCAAACAGAAACGCCAAGCTGGAAGAGTTTAGCGACCTGATAGACAAGATATATAATAGCTAATAATGCTTGCCTTTTGATCTACTTTGATATATAATATACATTATGATTATAATTGATAACTTCATTAAAGACCCACGTCTCTTGGCTGAGATCCAAAGCGACTCGAACTGGCAAGGTACATTACCTTATAGCTGGTTTGATAGTTGCGGATCTCCGCCAAGTAATGTCTGGGAAAGAGTAACAGCAATGATATGGTCTACTGTCGGTAAGGACTTCGGTGAAGTCCCTGATAGTTTCGACGGTGTCGAGTACTGGAGCAACATAATGTCCGTGGGCGGAAGACAGCAAGATCTCCCATGGCATTTTGATAAGGACGAAGCGCATTGTGCTGCCACTGGTGAGTTAATATCGCCATATGTCGGCTCTGTGTATTATGCGCACACTGGATTGCCAGATGAAGGATATCTGGAAATGAGGAGAGGAGATGGCGAGGGTGATGTTGAGCGTATTCAACCAGTCTCTAACCGTCTTGTTATATTTGATTCAGCAAAGGTACATCGTGTGACACCTGTAACTGGTGGTATGCGTAGATGCTTTGCTACGAATATTTGGATAACTAAACCGAGTGAGGAAAATTTTAGATGAGTTTTTTAACTGATATGGTAAAAGGGATTGACAATACGTCTCTCCTTAATGATGGAGCAAATAGCTCCGAGTTCTCAGGTTCTATTGATACAGGTTCATATATTCTGAACGCTGCTATCTCTGGGAGTCTGTATGGCGGTGTGCCTAATAATAAGATCAGCGCATTTGCTGGTGAGTCTGCTACAGGTAAAACATTCTTTGTTTTGGGTGTACTCAAGCAGTTTCTCACAGACAATCCAGAGGGTGGTGTTATTTACTTTGACACTGAGGCTGCTGTAACTAAACAGATGATGGAAGAACGTGGTATTGACACTAAGCGTGTTATTATCTCTGAGCCATGTTCTATTGAAGAGTTCCGCACAAACGCAACTCGCATCCTAACCACATACATTGAGAGAGGCAAAGACGCTCCGCCGATGATGATGGTTCTTGATTCGTTAGGTATGTTATCTTCTGCCAAAGAATTAGCTGATACTGAAGCTGGTACTGACAAGCGTGATATGACTAAAGCTCAATTGCTTCGTGGCACTTTCCGAGTACTGTCTCTGAAGCTGGCTAAGGCGAATGTTCCGTTACTTGTAACAAACCACGTCTATGATGTTATTGGCGCTTATGTTCCTACCAAGGAGATCTCTGGTGGTTCTGGTCTGAAGTATGCTGCGTCTTCTATTGTTATGTTAGGCAAGAAGAAAGATAAAGAGGGTACTGATGTAATTGGTAACATTATCAGAGCTACAATGCATAAGTCTCGCTTCACTAAAGAGCAGAAAAAGATTGAAGTTAAGTTATCGTATGATACAGGTCTTGATCGGTATTATGGTTTGCTTGATCTAGCTGAGAAGTATGACATCATCAAGAAAGTGTCGACTCGCTATGAGTTGCCTGATGGTCGTAAAGTGTTTGGTAAAGCAATCAATAATAATCCTACTGAGTATTACACTCCTGAGATTATGGAACAGCTTGAAGTCGCTGCCGCCAAAGAGTTTAAATATGGACAGGTCGGTGTTGAAGAAGCTGCTGCATTAGAGGAGCTAGAAAATGACGGTTAAGTATAAGTTACTCGAATCAGATCAGTTTGCGGTAGAAATTCTGGAGGGTGAGTTAGAAGGACTCACCTACCAGTATGATTCGGTCAAGATTAATGAAGATGGAGCCGAGGTCTGTCTTGACTTCAACATCTTAGACGTGACAGGTGAAGAAGTCGATGGTGACGTGTTGGAACTTGACCTCTACAGCGAGTCGAATGAAGAAATATTGGGCGATATTCTTGTAGATATTATCGAGACTAAATTGAAAGAGATGAATAAGGAGGTCGACAATGGCAGTTAATTATAAGTTAGTCGAAAGCGAGGGTGAAGGATATCACTCAGATCATTGGGCTATCCAGATATTGGAGGGTGAGTGTGAGGGACTCACCTACCAGTATGATACTGTCCAATTCAATGAAGTAGATGGACAAGGTGTGTTAGACTTCCAAACTATTTCTATTGAAAACCCCAAAGAAAATGACTTGACTTCTGAGTCGGTTGTTGGTATAATGGGTGATATACTAATAGATATTATCGAAACGCAATTGAGAGAGATAGAGAATGGCGACGGAAACACTGATACTGAGACATCTGCTGAATGATGAAATATATGCTAGGAGAACACTCCCCTATCTAAAGCCCGAGTATTTTGCCAGCCGTGTTGAGAAAACGGTATATGAGCAAATTGATAATTTTATTAATAAATACAATTCGCTTCCCACCAAAGAAGCATTGGTGATTGAGCTTGATACAAAGAACAATCTTTCAGACAGCGAGTTCGCAGAGTGTGGTGAGTTAGTTTCATCACTCTCTGTTGAACAAGCTGAAGATTCAGACTGGCTTATTGCGACAACCGAGAAGTTTTGTCAAGAGAAAGCAGTCTACAATGCTATCATGGAGTCTATCAATATACTCGATGAAGACGGGACTGGTAAAGATGTTCGTGATAAGGGCGCTATACCTGAGTTGTTGTCCGAGGCTCTGAGTGTTTCGTTTGATCCTAACATCGGTCATGACTTTGTTGAAGATGCTGATGAGCGGTTTGATTTCTATCATCGTAAGGAAGAACGTGTTCCTTTTGATCTAGAGTATATGAACAAGATTACTGGGGGCGGTTTGCCTCGCAAGTCTTTGAATATATTGATGGCTGGTACTGGCGCTGGTAAGTCTTTGGCTATGTGTCACATGGGTGCGGCTAACCTTATGGACGGCAAGAACGTTTTGTACATCACTATGGAGATGGCTGAGGAAAAGATCGCAGAACGTATTGATGCGAATCTACTCAATGTTACACTCGATAATCTCAAGTCCTTGTCTAAGGATATGTACAAGAAGAAGATCGAGCGTGTTAAAGGTAAGACGGCAGGCAAGTTAATCATTAAAGAATATCCTACTGCATCGGGTGGTGTTGGTCACTTCCGTCACCTACTGAATGAGATGAAGCTGAAGAAGTCATTTATTCCTGACATCATCTATATTGATTATCTGAATATCTGTTCATCTTCAAGGATGAAAGCTGGGTCTAATGTCAATTCATATACATTGATCAAGGCTATTGCCGAAGAGCTGCGTGGGTTGGCTGTAGAACAGAACGTGCCGATTGTATCTGCTACACAGGTAACACGAAGCGGTTATGGCAGCAGCGACATTGAGCTGACCGATACATCTGAATCGTTTGGTCTACCTGCTACAGCTGACTTCATGGCGGCATTGATTGTGACTGAAGAGCTTGACGAGATGAATCAGATAATGATCAAGCAGTTGAAGAATCGTTATGGTGATCCGAGTACCAATAAGAGGTTCATGGTTGGTATTGATCGAGCTAAGATGCGGTTGTATGATGTCGAACAGACAGCGCAAGAAGACGTTACTGATACTGGTCCAGTATTTGACAATTCGGGTTATGGTGAGCGTATGAAAGAAGATGACCAAATGAAGTGGGCGACTAAGAAGATGGGTCGTAAGAACTTCAGTGGATTTAATATGTAATTGATATGTGTGTGTGAGTCTCTCTCACTCTCTCTCAAACTCACATACATTATCGTCTGACCTGAGCATGTCATTAAAATGCTCATTTTTACATTGCCTTTGGATTATAAATAGGTTATAATATCCATTATTGTATCCATTAAAGGCTGGCTATGCACAAGTTTAACGAATACCTTATCGAATCAACCAAACTTTGGTTAGGGTTTGAGCACCTACCAACAGCAATGAACCCTGAGCTGAAGAGATTCATTACTCGTCTTAAGAAACATGCTGACGACGATGTTATCTACATTGAACCAAAGTATGACTTCAAGAAAGCGAGCACACAGCTCGTCATCAAGGTTACAGACAAGCAGCTTATCCCTAAACTTGCTGTGAACAAAGACTTGGTTGGTTATGGGTTTATTAAAAAGGGTGAAAAGTTTGTTTCCTCTAAGCTCGTTAATATCGCTCTTGTTCCATCTGGTGGTATGCGTGGCAGTGGTCGTCTCCCCAAGAAAGGTGAGAAAGTAGCTAACCCATCAACTGCTGAGCAAGAGGCGGGAACGATTGCTTATTTTGAGACCGCATTTAAAGGTAAGAAGCTGACACTGAAGCAGGTGTCTGAAAAGGTTGGATTTGATTTCAGTCCAGAGTGGATGCATAACTTCGAGCAACAGTACATCGCATTCTCCAAGAACTTCGGCAACTTCCCTAAACACAAGATATACTTAGACTCTGAAAAGAATGATTCTAATGTATTATTTAATCTAGCGAAACGATTTGGTTTAAAAGACTTAAAAGATAACTGGAACCCTGCTGACATCTGGATTATGTCAATCAACAAAGCGCAGGTAATTAAGCAGACCAAAGACGTTACATCACTACATGAATTCAATGCTTGGCTTGCTGATAAGTTTGAGAGTAAAGAAATCCTCGGTGTATCACTCAAGAAGATCTCTAAGAACAAAACTGCTAAAGTGGAAACTGTATCAACATCTGACATACCTGATGTAGACTTGACACCAATGCGTGTCTTGTTCGACCCATTCCAGAAGAACTTTATCTTCGAAACGCAAGGTAATATAAGCAACTTCCAGTTGCGTGTTGGATATAAAGCAGGTACAATCTCTAAGGTCGGAGATATCCGTGTGTATCTTGAGGGTAGACAAAAGGGTGCTGATGTTCAATTGGGTTCTGTGTCTGCGCAACTATTCCCTGAGCTTGCTTCTAAGAATGGGTTTGACCTTAAAGCTGATAAGACTAAGATTATGAACAATCCGATGAAATACCTAAATACAACGTTACCTAAACTATTGAAGAAGTCATTTGTAATTGATAAGGTTTCCCCTTTCCCGACATCTGAAGTGCAATTGAAGGCTGGTGCTTGGTTAACATACTATCTCGAGATCCTAGCAGAAAGCGATCCAGATATACTGAAGAGTTGTTATTACTCGGCTATAAAGAAAAACGACTTCTCATCAATACATTGTAAGGTTTATTAATAGATGAAATCTTTTATGCAGTTTAATGAGTCAGCTAATATCAAATGGAAGAAAGTTCCAGATGGATATGGTGCTGGCAATAAGAAAGTGTTCAAGCACGTTTCCTCAGACGGTAAGTATGAGATCCGTTTATCTGGTATGGATTCTATGAAAAAGAACAAAGATGGTAGCCAGAAAGTAATGCCCACATTGTTCGATAACACCAAAGTAGGAGGCGATAAGCCTCGTCACCCAGTCACTGCATATAGAAATGTAGGAACTGCTAAGAAAGAAGCCCAACGATGGCACGATGAGCACTATAATGAAAAAATTTAATTCATTCCTAATTGAAGATAAAAATACACACATGGAACATCTAGAAGATGCCGTGTTGAATGGAGGGGTAAATGGTACACGACAAGCTATCAATCTTCTTAGAAGTATGCGTGATATGCTCTCGGGTAATTCTAGCCGTGGCGTTTCTACTACTGTTAAGTGGGACGGCGCTCCTGCTATTTTTGCTGGACAAGATCCGCGTGACGGCGAGTTCTTTGTGGCTAAGAAAGGTATCTTTAATAAGAACCCTAAAGTCTATAAGACCGCTGAAGAGGTAGACGCTGACACTAGCGGTGAGCTGGCAACAAAACTGAAAGACGCATTGAAGTATCTTCCAGAGCTAGGAATCACTGGTGTTATTCAAGGAGACTTTCTATTCAGTAAGTCTGACCTGAAGTCTGAAGTGTATGACGGAGAAAAGGTTACAACATTCCATCCTAACACTATTGTATACTCTGTACCAAGCAAGTCACCTCTCGGCAATACTATTCGCCAAGCTAAAATCGGTATTGTGTGGCATACTATATATACTGGAACATCGTTTGAAACAATGAAGGCATCGTTCGGTAAAGAGATTGCCTCTAAGCTACGCAAGAGCAAGAACGTTTGGTCTGTTGATGCTATGTTCACTGATGTATCTGGCTCTGCTACATTTACTGATAAAGAAACAAAACAAATTACTAAGCTGTTGTCTGAAGCAGGTAAGCTGTTCAGTAAGTTAGACGCCAAGACTCTTAATGGTATCTCGGATGATGCCTTATTGTTACAGAAAGTTAAGACACACTTTAACACTAAAGTTCGCGATGGACAGAAGATCACCAACGTTAAGTCTCATGTGAAAGGTTTGGTCAATTACATTGTTGCTTTCTATGATAAAGAGGCTGGTAAACGAAAGTCTGAGAAAGGTAAGGCTACACAGATAGAGAAAAGAGATGATGTCTTGAAGTTCTTTTCTAATGCTAATGTTCGTCACCTAGAGAATATCTTTACAATGATGAACCTTTTGATTGATGCGAAAGAAATGATCATTCGTAAGATGGATCAGGCAAGTAACATCACAACCCTACTAAGAACAAAGGATGGGTTTCAGGTTACTGCTCCAGAGGGATATGTTGCTATTGATACAGATGGTAGTGCATTGAAGCTCGTAGATCGGATGCAGTTCAGTCAAGCTAACTTCTCTCCTGAATTCATCAAAGGATGGCAAAAGTAAGATATTATAAATACACTTACAAAGCGACATCTCTATTATACATCAATGAAGAGATAAGTCAACCACTAATTTAACACGTTAAGCCCAAGGGAAACACGTACATGTCAAAAGTAGTATTTACGTTTGGTCGTATGAATCCACCAACTATCGGTCACCAAAAGCTGGTCGACAAAGTTGAGGCGATTGCTAAGAAAGAAAAAGCGCCCGCAAGGATTTATCTTTCACACACCCAGAATAATAAGAAAGATCCTCTCAACTATGCTGAGAAGATTAGTTTCGCCCGCAAAGCATTCGGTAAAACAGCATTCCAATCAAAGTCTAAGACAATCTTCCAGATAATGGCTGAATTGGATAAAGAGTTTGATGAAGTCATCATGGTTGTTGGATCTGATCGAGTTACCGAATTCAATGGTCTGCTCCAGAAGTATAATGGTAAGAACTATGACTTCGACTCAATCAAAGTAGTCTCTGCTGGCGCACGTGATCCTGACGCAACTGGCGTTGAAGGAATGTCTGCATCTAAGCTAAGAGCAATTGCAGTTGAGGGCGACTTCGATACATTCAAGTCTGGTCTGGCAAAGAAATTAAGTGATCGTGATGCTAAAGATATCTATGACACTATCCGCTCTGTACTTACAGAAGACATGGACGAAGATAGAAAGCCATTAAGTATCTCTCAGCGTAAAGCTATTGGTCGTAGAATGAAGCGTCTTGCTCCAAAGATGCAGCGTCTTAAGAAGATCAAAGCCAAGAAGATGGCTAACACAGATGTGATTAAGAAGCGTGCCAACAAGGCTGCTATTGCTGTTATCCGTAAGAAAGTTGCGGGTGATCGCGGTAAGAACTATGCTAACCTATCTCCCACAGATAAGATTCAAGTTGATAAGCTAGTACAGAAGAAGTCATCACTCATTCCTAAAATTGCCAAGAAGCTATTACCTAAAATCCGTAAAGCTGAGATCGAAAGATTGAAGAAAGCTCGTGGCGGTGTCAAGGAAGAGTTAGATTATGATGCGTTGTTTGAAGCTGTTGCTCAAGACAAAGACATCAAAGATCGCGAAGGAACACAGCCAAAGAAATACCATAGCGGTTTATCTAAGTCTACCAAAGCAAAGCGTGACGCAGAATTCAAGAAAGGCGCTGAGAAAGATTCAGACGACCCGACAGCATATCCAGATAAGCATGCTGGCGATACTGGCGCTGAGACTAAACTCTCCAAACACACTAAGAAGTATCGTGATATGTTTGGTGAGGGTGAAGTTGACTCTGCTAAGGATAAGATAGATCGCGAGAAAGCTGCTGATAAGAAGAAGCATGACCGTATGTTGGATCGTGCCCGCACTTCAGACACTAAAGCTAAGAACCAAGAAGAATCTTTTGAGATCACCGAAGACTCAGCCACTGCGCTGAAGAAGAAGTCAGACAAGTCTGGCATATCTCTTGGTATCCTGAAGAAAGTTTACAATCGTGGCATGGCTGCTTGGAAGACTGGACATCGTCCAGGAGCAAACCAACAGCAATGGGCATATGCTCGTGTAAACTCTTTCATTACTGGCGGTAAGACAAGAACTACTGGCGATGCTGACTTGTGGAAACAACACAAGGGTAATGTGAGCGAGTCTGTTGAGATGTTGGATGAGGTTCCTACTGGAGAACTAATTGCCAAGCTGAAGTCTAAGACTATCTCAAAGAATAAGTATCAAGCCGCATTGAGTGTTCTGAAGCAGGTTGTAGACCGCAAGAAGAAAGAAGCTGGTAAAGACCCCATGAGGCACGGTGTTGTTTATTATGCTGGTGTTGTGGCGCGACAATATAGTGGTGTTAACCCGCGTGTTCTTGCGAATATGTATACAGACCTTAAAGAAGCTGCTGGTGAGTTTGGTACTGATGCATTGACCAAGAAGTATAAAAAAGACACTCCGTGTCAAGAAGATTGCGCTGGCATGTATGAAGATTTAGTGGTTGAAGCTGCTGAGTATAAAGGAAGAAAGGTTGATTTAAATAATCCTTTCAGACTACCATCAGGATCGAAAAAGAAATTTGGCGTGTATGTTAAGAATGACAAAGGCAATGTGATTAAGGTTACGTTTGGTGATCCAAATATGGAAATCAAACGAGACGATCCAAAGCGAAGAGCAGCATTCAGATCAAGACACGATTGCGAAAACAAAAAAGACAAAACAACAGCTGGGTATTGGTCATGTTACCAGTGGCGTGCTGGCGAAAAAGTTGATAACTAAGGAATCTAAGAAATGAACCTAGCGAACACAATAAAGGTGATGCAGCTCAAGCAGCTTCAGGAAGCAGAAGAAGCTGCTAAGTATCCACACGATATGTTTGACCCAGAAACTGGCGAGAAAGAAGTTGCTAATAGCGAAGCAGAGCACAAAGCTCTTGCTGCTAAAGGCTACACTCACGAGAAGCCTGAAGATGAAGATGAAGATGAAGATGAAGATGCTCTTGAAGAAGCAATGGGCAGCTTTTCTGTTCCTATTCCTAAGCAGACTCTGAATGGCAAAAAACTTGGTGGTGGACAGCCAATCGTAGTAAAGGCTAGAACAGCCAGAGAAGCTATCACTAAAGCTGCTAAGCAATTAGGTGTCGACTTTAAATTCCTTAAGACTGGTAAAGTAGTGAAAGAATCAGTCTCTCTTGATGAAGCATTCGAAGCAATGTTAGGCGAATCAATAGAAGACACTCTAAAAAGAATTAAAAAGCTGGGCGGTAGTGTTTATGGTGATGAGCTAACAAGTAAGAAAGATAAGACTCCTGCTCGATTAGCGGCTCAGTCGAGAGGTAAGAATAAGAAAACAGTTTACTTCGTAGTCACTGATGATGGTCATAAAGAATATAAAGACTTAGCAGCCGTTAAGAAAGATTGGAATATTGCAGGCAATATTGCTGATACTAAAATTGCGTTTGAACTTGTGAATAGACAAGGCGATGGCGATGCTTCAGATATCATTGACGCTATATTAAACAAATACAAAATTAATATTGCCAAGCTAGATAAGATAGCTAATGTCGCCTTGGGCGCTAAGTCAGCGGATGACTTCTTAAACGAATCAGTCTCTCTTGATGAACAGATTCGATTTAAAGCTGGTGATATGCCTAATAGCGAACTACTCACTGCCATAGAAAAATTGAAAGGTCTAAAAGCAAAGGCTGAGGGCGAAAAGAAAAAGTTCGATGATCCCACTTTAATCGATTCAGTTGAACAACTGATCATTGGGTTAGAAATGGGAATTAAGGCTGGCGAAAAGGCAGAAAAGCAGTCATCTAAATTTATCGCACAAGCTGCTTCTGTTATGAATAAAGCGTTTGCTCTTGCAAAAAGAAAGCAGCATTTGTTGAACTCTTTTGAAGCAGAAGGTGATCAACTAGACGAAGCATACCAACAGTTCACAGATAAGACTCCTAATTGGGGTGAAGATCAAGCACTAACATTCGGTCGTAAGAAAGGCTATAAAGAAGTTGCTGTAATGAGCGATAACAATAGCAAACACCCAATGGTACTATTTGCTCTAGATTCTGGTGATAAGAAGTACATCAAAGGTTCTAACGTAAAGTCTGGCGAAACTGTATTCAGATATGCCACAAAGATTAGCATTGCTGGTGACATCTTTCCACTTGTGAAAGTCAATATCGCCAAAGGAATCTACTATAATTTGACTCAAGAGTCTTCAGAGGGTACTATCGAAGATGCTAAGTTCGAGAATAAAGGCGTTAAGCTGAAGTTCTTCCGTTCTCTTGAAGGTGCGATCAAAGAGTCTGTTGAGCTAGACGAAGCTAAATTTGGCGATAACGATCTTGTTCATATTGCTAAAGCAAATGTTCGTGGAAATAATAATCCAAAGACCGATAAAATTATTGGTTACAGTAAAGCACCTAAAAATCCAAACAAGTTTCCTGATCCAAAATCTGGCGCAAACGCTATAATGCGTATCGCTGATGCGAAGAAAAAAGGATTTAAGGTCGAGAGCGTAGAACTCAATGAAGATTACTTCATGGTTCAATACTACGATAAGAAAGGTAAAGCCGACACAACTAAGTTCTCTAAGTTTGATGATGCATCAAAGGCTAAGAAGTATCTTGATCGTGCAAATAAAACAAACAAAGAGGGTGAATACAAAATGTTCAAAGTTAAAGGTGCAATGGAAGGACTTGAAGAAGCAAACGTCTTCGGAACGCAAGACAATTATGGTTCTAGTGACTCATTGCTTGCTGCTGTAAACGCTGTTGTTTCTGGACAAGCCGATACTGTCGAAGTTTCTACTGACGATACTAATGTTGTTGTTGAGCAAGGTGTTGAAGCTATTAATGAAGATAACAGCAACGATAAGTCTGATGACGGTGAAGGTCTTGATAAAGTTCAGCCTAAAGCTGTTAAGAAGAAGTTCAAAGATCGTAAAGACAAAGACATCGACAACGATGGTGATGTAGACGATTCAGACAAGTTCTTACACAAGAAGCGTAAGGCAATTTCTAAGGCTATTTCTAAAGATGAGTCAAAAGAAAAGGATGACAAGAAGAAAGACAAAAAGGCTGACGAGGTTGATACTTCTCCATCTTTAGACGAAGGTTTGAAGAATCCTTATAAGGGTAAGAGTTCAGCTGATCTTAAACGCAAACTAAGTTCGTTTGAGTCTCAATTACAAGACCTAATCCAGAAAAGTAAAGGTCGTCAACGTAAAGAGATTGAAGGCGAAATCAGAGATATGGAAACTAAGGTTCAGCAAGTACGATCTGCACTTAAAGAAAGCTGTGGATTAAATGAAGCTACCTTCAAGAGCAAGTATGGTTCTAGATGGGAAGCCGTTATGGAAGCAACCATTAATCGTTTGGCTGAGCAACAAGAGCTTGATGAGAAGTTTACATTACTGAAAGATAAAGATATCGCTCCATTAGTATTGGCATTAAAGGATAACATCTCTGTAGAGTTGAAAGATCCTAAAAATAACAACTTGCTTGTTACAATGCAGACAACTGATGATGGTGTTCAGGTTAAGTATAAGACAGGTCGCAATACCAAAGTCGGTACTGAGAGAAGTCCTATGCCTGCCATTAAGAGCGCAGTTAAGTTCTTGAAAGCTAAAGAGTTGGCGTTCAGAGAACTATAAAGAATATGGCAGCTATAAAATTGGTGTAGCTGCCACCAAGTTGATTATGAAAACTACTAAATAGAAGTAATAACAAATATATCTTAGGAGAAATAAGATGAGTTTATGGGGAAATAAAGACAGCAAAACCACAGTAGGCACATGTGCTGTTACTGATGCTGGAGCTGTAACTGGTGCGTCAAGCGCAGTTTTAACCGACTATAAAGTTGGTGACTTCTTGCGTGTTGGTGCTAACGATTATGTATTCACTGCTATCGCCGATGCGTCAAACGCAACTGTACGTCAAGCTGACGGCAGTGCTGATATCGCAGTATCTTCTGCTGCTGCATACGAAGTATCTGAGAAGCCATTGTATACTGTGTATTCAGAAAACATTGATGCTGCTTTTATCTACGGTGCTGATAAAACAGAAGTTGGTATTACTGGCGAAGGTAAGAGCGTTGCTCATGCTGGTTGGGTTAAGCGTACACCTGGAACTGGTGGTCGTGCTGGTCGTGTACAGTATGAAACATTAGTTGCTATGGGTTCTATCTCTGGCGATGCTGCCGATGATACTCAATTACCTGATAGCGAATAAGGATTATAGATAATGGCTGATAAAAAGGTTACAGCACTTACTGCTGCCACTTCGGTGTCGAGCGACGACCTTTTTATGGTTGTTGATAATCCTGGATCTACGCCCTCTAGTAAGAAAGTCACGGTACAAAACCTTTTTGGTGCTGTACCGTCTGACTTAGCTATTGTTGCGGGTAAAAATTTACGCCTAACAAGTTCGACACCATCCACAAATAATCCAACAACAACATCTCCAACGGTTGGTGCTGGATCTATTTGGTTTGATGCTGACTATATATATGTGGCTGTAAGCGCGACTGTCATCAAGAGAGCGGCACTGAGCGATATTACTTAATTAATTGATGGAATTATATGTTTGACGATTTGACGGAAGATAACTTCCAAATGTTCGCTATGAAGTCATATACGAATCCCCACTGTACGGATTTGTTAGAGTTTTATGACGACCTGAAGAGGATACGCTACATTAAAAGATTGTTCAGAAAGTATGAGCAATCAGGAGATCTTAAAGAAAGGTTGATCATCAATCATATGGTTGTAATTTATAACATGTTTGAGAGTAGAGCTGCTACCAGAATGTTATTCTTGAAGCTGGAAGGGTATCTACATTACCTGAAGCCATTCTTGATCATGATGAAATACTACCCGACTGAACTTGGTTTGGTTGCAGGTAAAAGAATCATAGATAGTGAGATTGGGTTAGACGCACACATAGTAGAAACGCTTAGGAAGATTTAATGGGCAAGATTACAGATTTACTCCTCGCGTACCAGTTCATCAAAAGGCTGACAACGCCCTTTGAAAAGACTGATGCATTTAAGTTGGGGATTATAGACAAGAGCGGCAAGAAGATAAAGTCGCCTGAGACTACTGAAGAGAATAATGCTTATGGGTATTATGATCGGATGGTGTTCAATCTTAAAAAACTCCTAGAAAAAGTTCCAGGAGGCAAAACCAAGTTTGCTTCCTATGCTGCTGCTTTGTTCCTCATTAAAGAAAGCCACACACAAACTGAATTCTCCGAAGAAGAAATGGTACGAGGGTTATACGAAGCTATGGATAAGATAGAAGAAAGCACAACAGAGCAAAAGGACTTCAATACACTATTTGAAGATGCTCCTGCCAATGCTACTGGCGCTGCAGTTGCTGGTACTGGCGATGATGTTGCGGACTTCAAGAAGCCAGATGCTCGTAAGAAAGATATGAAAGCGTTTTTGAAGCGGTATCTTGAGCAGAAAGCGAAGAGAGTTAAGATCAAAGAACGCAAAGACTTCATGAAGAAATTTGGACTATAAGGGAACTATAAGGGAAAAAGAGCATGGCACAATATAGAATAGACAGTCAAGAATATCTCGCCAATGGTACTACTATTTTTGAAGCAAATATGCTTGCTGATAAGAACGGTAATATCATCAACACATTTGGCAATGCATCGAATATCCCATTAGCAAATGGTGATTTAGAAGGATACACTGCCGTACATAAGTTTGGTGCGCTTGACGGTACTGTCGGTACTGGTTGGTCAACTATTTGGACTGGAGGAGAAACAGTTGGCCAACAGTTGTATCCTTGGCCAGCTATCGTTGACGCTAGTGTCGTTACTGTCGTATCTGATGACGATGCTGACACAACTGATGTTACATTAGAAGGGTTGGATACTAACTATGCCTTCCAGACTGAAACTATTTGCCTGACTGGAGAAACTCCTGTAACTGGCACCAAGACTTGGCACAGAATCAACCGTGCATTTATGTCTGGTACTGCCACTAATGTCGGCACTATTGTTGTTAAGAATGCGACACCTACTGTTATCACAGAGATTAAAGCAGAGCGTGGACAATCACTACAGGCATTTTACACTGTTCCTGCAGGTAGTACTGGGTTCCTAAACACTGTACAGATGACAGCAAGTAAGAATCAGGCAGTAGAGATTGCTATGTTTGCCCGTCCTTTTGGTGGCGCATTCCGAGTCGTTGGTGGGGTGTACTTATTCCAAAGTGACCACACTATCGAGTATGCTACTCCGATTAAGTTTACCGAGAAGACCGATATTGATGTGCGGGCTATTGGCGCTGCTAATGGCGTTCTTTCTGCGGCATTTGATCTTATACTAGTTGATAACGCATGATAACTCAAGCTGATTTAGATGCCGTTGAAAAATATGCCGATAGAGTCTTCGCTAAAGTGGGGATTGATGTTGAGTTCACTCGTCATTTTCTAGATCGCGCCAACGATGCTCGCAATAAAAAAGACATCACTTCAGCCGAACTGATACGTCTATTTAAGAAAACATTTAAGAAACACGGCAAAGCTATACCAAAACTTGGTCCAGACGCTGAAGCTGTATTGAAAGATATGCAAACGGACATCAACGTACCATTCGTATTGAATCTGCGAAGAGGTGAGTTGGAGTTGGTGGCCAAGACAGTAATGCGTAAGAAGAATTTTAAGACGCCTGACCGTGAATTGGCGGTTGAGATGGCAAAGCGAAACACTCCTGCTAAAGCTGGAAAGGACTTCAAGAAACTGTTCGAGACTAAAGCTCCAGTTCGAGGCACTCGTCCAACATCAGTATACGCTAAAGCAAACACAACTCTACAGAAAGTTAATGAGTTGCAGGTCACTGTCCCTACTCGTGGTGATATTCCTCGAAACAAAATGCCTCAGATTGAACAGAAAGACTATGCTGCATATATCCTACATATGAAGCGCAAAGGCATAGTTGGTAAGAGAATTGTCGCAAACCCGAAAAAACTAAAAGCTATACAGTCACAATTTTCAGATAAAGGTGTTATCGCTTCTATTAAGAAAGACGACAAGAACAAGAAGCCAATACTTATCAGTAAAGATAACTATGTTATTGATGGCAATCATCGTTGGTTGGCTGCTATAGCCACAAAAGCTGATGAGATAGTTGCTATACAATTCAACGCCTCTAAAGACGAAGTGTTGAAAGCGACATTAGCGTTTCCGAAAGTTACCTTTAAGAAACACGGATAAATTATGATTAAATTGTATGCATGTATCGCATTGATAGTGATACTTGGTGGTGTTGGTTATGCCGCCAAGAGCTACTACAATGACACTCAGGATCGTATTCAACAGCTCGCAGAGAACAACGCGACATTGAAAGCTGCGGCTGAAGAGCAGCAAGCCACAATAAACACTATGCAAGAAACTGCAGAAGTACAAGCCGCTCTGACCAAAGACCTAATGAAAAACCTTCAGAAAGCAGAAGCATACTCTGATGGTTTGTTACAGAAATTTAAGAAGCACAACCTGACGTTGTTGAGTTTGAGAAAACCTGGATTAATTGAAAAGAGAATAAATGATGGCACAACTAAGATATTTGCTGATCTTGAGTCTGATACTGCTAAGTAGCAGTTGTAGTCTATTAAACAGACAACCAGAAGAAAAGATTGTAACAGTAACAAAGATCATTCAACCTATAATCCCTGTTGTTGAACGACCGAAGCAATTAGATCTATCAGATGTTGATTGGTATGTTGTCACTGAAAGAAACATGGAAGAGTTTCTTGGAAAGTTTGAGAAGGATAATGGCGACATAGTATTCATGGCAATCTCTGTTAGAGGCTATGAGAACATCAGCTTAAACCTTGCTGATCTAAGACGCTATATACTACAACAGAAAGAAATTATTATTTACTATGAAGATTCGGTAAAGCCAAAAGAGGAAGAACCGACACAATAACATTGAGAATTATATTATGATACCAAAGATTTTATTGCAAGTTTCGAGAGAGCCTTTCCTTGATGAAGTTAATGCTGGATGGGCTGAACGAAATGGTTGTGGTTGGAAGATAGACTGGTATGACGACGAAAGAATACTGGAGTATTTTGACGAAAATCCACTACCAGAATTCCCGAACATAGTAGATGTTTTTAATAGTTTCACAGGTGCGCATAAATCTGACCTGTTTAGATACTATTACTTGTATTTGAATGGTGGGGTCTTTTGCGACTCTGATCTAATGCTAACAGGGGATTTATCTGAGCTGGATATAGATGGACACGATCATCTATTCACTGTGTGTGACTTGGATATGAATGTGAATGCTGAAGTGTCTCTTAATGGAGAGAACTTTCTTCTAGGTACGACAGTATTTAACGGGTTTATAGGTGCGAAGCCAAATAGTGAAATCATTTATGATGCTTTGGTGAATGCTTATACTACGACACCCGAAACATTGGATCAACATTATCTCTATTTTTGCCAAGAGATGTATCATATTATGGTCAAACATAAAGACAAATATGATATTAAGTTGTTTGAAGAGTATATGATCGGAGGAATCGATAATGTTTCTCACGTTATAGAGAGTGGTGTTGATGGTGCCCAAAACGTTATCGCAGTACACTTCTTTGAAGAAGATAAATATATACCATTCGATTACATTGAATTTATAAAGAACATAAAAATAAATAAAGGATAACTAAGTAGATGACCAATAAAACAGAAGCTGCAGCGTATCTTGCGCAGTCAGCATACCTTGACGCAGAAGCATTGAAGAGTCTCGACGGCTATAAGGGCAAGTTGATTGACAGAAATGGTGCACAGGTATTGGTCGCTAAGAGTAAAAAAGAATTGTGGTTCGCGTTTCGGGGTACTGAACCGACAAAGCTGAATGACATAGCTGCGGATCTGAAAGTGACAAGGAATTCCGCTCTTGCTGGAGGTAAGGTACACTCAGGGTTTCAGGATGAACTCGATGAATTATGGGCTGATTGCTTAAAAGAGATAGAAGCAAACAGTAAGTTAAAAACACCCAGAACAATCTATCTCACTGGTCATAGTCTCGGTGCTGCAATGGCAACAATCGCTGCGACACGTATTGAAGCTGAGTGTTTGTTTACTTTCGGTTCACCACGTGTTGGCGGTAAGCGATTTGTTCAAGAGCTTAAATGTCCACATCAACGATTTGTTAATAATAATGACATAGTAACAAAAGTTCCACCACAAATACTCGGCTATGTGCATTGCGGCGAAGAGCGTTACTTCAATGCTTATGGTTGTGAGCGCAACCCAACATACTGGCAGAGATGGAAAGACTTCTTCCGTGGTACGTGGTCTGGATGGAAGCAAGGTAAGTTCTTTGATGCGCTTACTGATCATGGCATGCAGAACTATGTTGTTTTGTCTGTTGAAGCCTCGTTGAACGACATTGAAAAGGTTGACAAATAATATGTATTGGTTTATACTAAAGTCTATTCTCGGATCTGTTGTCGGCAGTTCATTTTATAATTGGTTTCAAGGCACAACTATGGGCATTTGGTTCCAGAAGCATGTTGATGCCTTTATGCAATATCTCGCTGTTAAGTATGATATTTCGCTCGCCAAAAAAGACGCCAAGTTTCGTAAGCAATACCCACTAATAGCTGATCGTTTAGAGGCTTTAGAAGAAGACTTAGAAACATTATATTCGATGCAAGCCAAAGAAATTGCCGAATACTTGCGGAAACAGTCGGACAAACATTCTAAAGATAATAAATAGAAGAAACAAATAAAAGACAAACTCACCAAAGCGATAGTGATTATGAGACAACGAGCAAAGAAAGCAGAACAGATTATTCTCGAGTCGGATGAGATTGTATCAGCAAAGATCGGGTTAGACATGGACTTATTTACATTGCTCGAAGAGCGCAGAAAGGAAGCGAGAGACCAACAAGACATCTTGCATAAAAGGATCGGAAGTTTGCGCGAAGAATTACAGAAAGGTCTTGGTAACTCTCACAAAGAGATTATGTCCGAGATCAAAGAGCTGAAGCAAGATCAGCGAGACCACGCTAGTGAAATGTCCAACCGAGTCGGTAAGCTAGAACAGTGGAAATGGCAAGCAGCTGGCGGCTTCAGCTTACTAGCATTCTTAATCACAGTAGTCTTCCCATATATTAAAGATCATATGTAAAAACTCCTTGTCTTATTGAGCTTTTTGTTGTATAATGAGTACATGAGTAATTATATTGAATCAAAATACCTTCATCTTCTCTCTTCTCAGCTAGAGCAATTCAAGCGGAAGAACGACACACTATACAATTTTCGATGCCCTTATTGTATGGATTCTCAAACGAATCTGAACAAGGCGCGTGGTTATGTGTTTGTTAAAGAGAGTTCCTATATATTTAAGTGTCATAACTGCGGCATGGGCGCAAGCGTCAGCAACCTTATAAAACACGTCAGTCCTCATCTCTATAAAGAATATACTATGGAGAAATTCAAGGATGGGGGTGGTCACAGAGCAGCTAATACTACTCCCCTGCCAAAGAAAACTAAGACAGAGTTCCACTTCAAGAAGAAAGCGAACTATCTCAAAACACCGCTGGGTAAGCTGAAAAAGGTCTCTCAACTGCCTCCAACACACCGAGCCAAACAATATATTTTAAGTCGTGCTATCCCTACTAAGTGCCACTACAAACTTTTTTATGCTCCTAAATTCTACGAGTTCGTTAATGCTTGTGTGAAAGATAAGGTTCCCAACATCACTAAAGATGAGCCAAGAATCATCATTCCTTTTATAGATAAGAATGACAACTTGATTGGGTTTCAGGGCAGAGCAATAGGCAAGTCCGATCTGAAGTATGTAACCATAATGATTGATCCTGATGCGCCGAAGATATTTGGGCTAGATACTGTAGACTACCGCAAGCCAGTCTATGTTGTTGAAGGACCAATTGATAGTATGTTCGTTGATAACGCAATTGCGATGGCTGGAGCTGATGTGAGTGGCATTAATGCTGCAGCTGAGTATGTCTTTGTGTATGATAATGAACCAAGAAGCAAGGAAATAGTAAGACGTATTGAAAAGACGATACTTGAGAATCATTCGATTGCGTTGTTCCCAAATAGTGTGAAAGAAAAAGACATTAATGACATGATACTGTCTGGTAAGTGTGTCGATGAGATTCAAAGTATTATAAGTAATAACACCTTCAAAGGATTGTCCGCGAAGGCTAAACTGAGTGAGTGGAGAAAGATTTAAATGCATGTAAAATTAGTGTCGTATTCGGCAGCAGTGGATGGTTTATTTGGTGAGAATGAGAATCCTGATTTATTAGAAATGATCGCGTACTGTGCGAGGGTTTCTAATCCTGCCAATCAGTTCAACAATGAGACTTCAGAGAAGTTGGTAAAGTATCTAATCAAACACCAACATTGGTCTCCTTTAGAGATGGTCAGTGCGTGTATGATGATCGACACGACAAGAGATATTGCACATCAGATTGTGCGTCATCGTTCTTTCTCTTTCCAAGAATTCAGCCAGCGTTATGCTACGCCTGATGAAATGGGATATCCTTATGTTCTGCGTGAAGCGCGACTACAGGATGATAAGAACCGTCAGAACAGTGTTGACACTAATGATGAGTCATTAAGGCGCGATTGGGTTGCTGCTCAGAAAACCGTTATCGCTGCATCTCAGAGAGCATATGACTGGGCAATAAAAGCGGGCATCGCGAAAGAGCAGGCGAGAGCAGTACTCCCAGAGGGACTTACTAAAACTCGACTATATATGAATGGCACTTTGAGAAGTTGGATTCATTATATTAATCTGCGTGCTGCTAACGGTACACAAAAAGAACACATGGAAATTGCTCGTGAGTGCGCATGCGCTATTGCTGAGATATTCCCCATGGCAAATTCATTACTACAAGAACAAGAATAAAAGGATATAATATGTTTGGGCTTCCTCGTCAGCATTTGGGTGTGAAAATTGATCCCAGCAAAGACAAAACAATGACAGAGCAAGCTGTCAAACTTCTAAAAGATTATTATTGCAGAGATGACGAAAGCACGCCGCAAGAAGCGTTTGCTCGTGCTGCAGTAGCATTCTCGGCAGGAGATAAGAAACTTGCGCAAAGAATCTATGACGCTGCATCGAACGGTTGGTTTATGTTCTCATCACCAATTCTTTCTAATGCTCCGCTCAAGGGCGAAAAGGTTAAGTCATTACCTATCTCGTGTTTCCTAACATACGTCCCTGATACTCTAGAAGGATTAATTGATCACAGCGCAGAGTTGCGTTGGTTGTCAGTAAAGGGTGGCGGTGTTGGTGGTCATTGGTCAGACGTGCGTTCTGTTTCAGACGTAGCTCCAGGTCCAATGCCGTTTTTACACACTGTAGATAGTGATATGACTGCGTATCGTCAAGGAAAGACCCGTAAAGGCTCATACGCTTCCTATATGGACATCTCTCATCCTGATATCGTAGAGTTCATTAACATGCGTATCCCGACTGGTGACGTGAACCGTAAATGTTTGAACCTACATCACGCTGTGAATTTATCTGATAAGTTTATGCGTGCAGTTGCTCATGATGATGTGTGGGAACTAAAGGATCCAAACAAAGAAGAAGTGCGTGATACTATGCGTGCGCGTAAGTTGTGGGAACTAATTTTAGAGACTCGCTATCGTACAGGCGAACCATATCTAAACTTCATTGACACTGCTAACAAAGCATTGCCTCAATCACAGAAAGATATGGGTCTTACTATCAAAGGTTCTAACCTGTGTAATGAAATACACCTAGTAACAAACGAAGAGCGTAGTGCTGTTTGCTGCCTATCTTCACTGAACTTGGAGAAGTATGATGAATGGAAAGATTCAACTGTTGTTGCTGATCTTATTCGTTTCCTTGACAACGTCCTGCAGTACTTTATCGACCACGCAGGGGACGAAATCCACAGAGCGAAATACTCTGCTATGCGGGAAAGGTCTTTGGGTCTTGGAGCGATGGGCTATCACGCATACCTCCAGAAACACCGTATTGAATTTGAATCTGAAGAAGCAGTGTCAACAAACATAGAGATCTTTAAAAACATCAAGCAGTGGGCAGAAGTAGAGACATCAATACTCGCATCCGAGCGTGGTGAAGCGCCAGATATGGCAGGCACTGGAAAGCGTAATGCACACATGTTAGCTATCGCCCCCAATGCAAACAGTTCATTGATTGGCGGAACATCACCTTCTATTGAGCCATGGAAAGCAAACGCATTTACTTCTCGCACACGTGCTGGTTCACACCTGACTAAGAACAAATACTTGCAGGAAGAATTAGAGTTGCTTGGTATGAATACTGATGAGGTTTGGTCTTCGATCATCACTGGCGGCGGTTCAGTACAGCACCTAGACTTCTTATCTGACCACATCAAAGGCGTATTCAAGACAGCCATTGAGTTGGATCAAGATGTTATTGTGAAACAAGCAGGTGATCGTCAAGAGTATCTGTGTCAAGGTCAGTCATTGAATATCTTCTTTCCGTCAGGAGCTACCAAAGATTACCTACATAAAGTACATTATAATGCTTGGCTTTACGGCACAAAAGGGTTATACTATCTAAGAACAGAAACATCTAACAAAGCTGAGAACGTTACGACTAAAGTCGCTCGTGATAGGCTTGCTGAATTCAGTGATGTTGCTACACAAGACGATGATAGTCAGGATTCTTGCCTTGCATGCGAAGGGTGATGAGTCAAATGAAATATACATATTCTAGGAGAGAGAATTGGACGTATTAATTTACAGTAAAAGTAATTGCCCATTTTGTGTAAAGGCAAAGTATTGGTTTGAGACTCATGGATATGTTGTCCGTGAGGTCAAGCTAGATGATCAAGAACAACGTTTGGCGTTCTACCAGAAACTGCCGAACGCACGATCTGTACCGCAGATCTTTATTGATGATAAACACATTGGAACATATGACGATCTTATGAAGATTGCTGACACGCTAGTTAAGAAAGCTGGCGGTCTGCTTGAGTTCTCTGAAACGTACAAACCATTCCATTATCCTTGGGCTGTAGATATTACTACACGTCACGAAAAGGCTCACTGGATCGAAGACGAGATTGATCTCTCTGAAGACGTTACTGATTGGAAGATGGGTAAGGTTACACAGGTAGAGAAAGATTACATCACCAATGTACTGCGCTTGTTTACTCAGTCAGACGTTGCGGTTGGTCAGAATTACTACGATAACTTTGTTCCTAAATTTAAGAACAATGAAGTGCGTAATATGCTTGGATCGTTTGCGGCTCGTGAGGGTATCCACCAAAGAGCATATGCTCTACTGAACGAAACACTTGGTCTGCCTGACAGCGAGTATCATGCCTTTCTTGAGTATTCAGAGATGGCTGATAAGATCGACTTTATGACCGAGAATGATGTTACTACTATGCGTGGTCTCGGATTGTCGCTTGCTAAGTCTGTGTTCAACGAGGGTGTTGCGTTATTTGCATCGTTTGTAATGCTACTAAACTTCCAGCGTTATGGTAAGATGAAAGGCATGGGCAAGGTTGTAGAATGGTCTATCCGTGATGAGTCGATTCACGTTGAGGGTAACTCTAAGCTATTCAAAGCATTCTGCGCTGAGCATCCACGTATCGTAGACGAAGATTTTAAGAAAGATATATATGAGATAGCACGACAAGCTGTGAAGCTAGAAGATAAGTTTATTGATCTGGCTTACAAGATGGGCGAGGTTGAAGGCTTAGACGCTGCAGAAGTAAAACAGTATATCCGCTATATAACAGACAGAAGATTGCTTCAGTTAGGTTTACGAACAAACTTCAGAGTAAAAGAGAATCCGCTCCCATGGTTGGAGTGGGTATTGAATGGTGCAGACCACACGAACTTCTTTGAGAACCGTGTGACAGAATATGAAGTTGCTGGTCTTACAGGAACGTGGGATGATGCATACGCATCGTAGAGAGGAATGATGGAAGAAGAAGTAAAGGAAGTAACAACGTTATGTTGTGAAGAATGTAGCAGTGAATATCAGGTTATTCTCCTTAATCAGGATGACATTACAGACCCACCGCTATATTGCCCCTATTGTGGAGCAGAAGTTGATCTCAGTGACGTTATTGAGTTTGATGCGCTTGACGAGTTAGATTTTGAAGACGAATAATTATGTAAACCCTTGGATATATAAAGGCAGACCATACGACCCATCCGAAGAAGAGTTAAAGGAATGGGTCGGCTTTTGTTATCGCCTGACTGAATTGGAAACTGGCAAGATGTATGTTGGTAAGAAGTTTTTCTGGAAGCCAAAGACTCTGCCAGTAACCAAGACTCGCAAGCGCAGGGTTAAGACTAAAGTTCCGTCTGACTGGAAAGATTATTATGGATCCAGTGAGTCGGTTAAGCTGTTAGTTGAGAATGGCACACCATTCAAACGTGAGATACTACACCTAGCAAGAACAAAGGGTGAGTGTACATACTACGAGGCAAAGGAACAGTTTGGGAAAGATGTTCTTTTGCGGGACGAGTATTATAACGAGTTCATCGGCTGTAAGATACATAGTAAGCATGTGAGTAAGTTGAAAGAAGAGTTCAAGTCTTAAATATATAATGAGGTTATTATGAATAAAGATCCTGTGAAGTTGTTTATTGGTACGTCATCTAATGGTGAAGACGCATTGATTGAGATGGCGTATGAGTACACGCTGAGGAACAATTCCTTTCGTAGTATTGAAATTGTTTGGATGCGTAAAACAGATGATCCTAATTCTTTCTGGCATGGCTTTGCTGATCAGAATTGGTCTACTCCATTCTCAGGATTCCGCTGGGCTATCCCCGAATACTGTAACTTTGAAGGACGAGCAATATACACTGATGTTGATATGTTAAACTTCCATGACATTGGTGAGTTGTTTGATATGGATATGGGCGACAATGTAATGCTTGCCCGAGACGGCAAACGGTTTGGCGGTAAAGAGTTCTGTGTTATCTTATTTGATTGCTCTAAGTTTAAAGGTCAAAAGCCGTCAGCTCAATGGAAAGTCGATCCAAGAGCACACCACAGGTTCATAAACTTTGTACAACAAGAGATACCCATCGGCACTTTAGACCCTGCATGGAATAGCCATGACGGTGATGTTGAGCCATTCAAACAAATACATTACACTCATATGCCAACCCAGCCATGGAAGCCGAAATGGTTTACTGGCGAAACTGTTGACCATCCTAAACACGAGCTGGTTGAGTTGTTTTGGGATAAAGTGGATGAAGCTGAAAATGAAGGATATCGTGTTGAAGATTATGCGGTTGATCGTGGTATACAATATGGGATTATCGGACAATGAGTGACACAATAGTTATAGATGAAGAAAATCTTGATGGAATAGTGCAATGCAACCCAGTAGTATTTGCTGCCTGCGATAGTCTGTACTTCATGAAACATGGCGAAGCATTCGTCAGGTCGGTTACTGGTAGTGGTGGAATGCCTTGCCATGTACATATAGTGAATCCTTCTCCGATGGTATATGAAAGAGTTTCCTTTCTCATGGATGATGTGGAAGAGAAGTTTACATGTACATTTGAAGAACTAGACACTAATGGTATGACTGATGATGACCGTGTCAAAGAATATAGAAATTCAAAACACAAAAATTTGCCAGTTGTATTGGCTAATGCTGGAAAGGTGTTAGTTCTTAACATCGACTCAATTGTGATGAATACTATTGTCCTGCCTGATTCTTTGTTAGCTGTCTCTGGAGACTCAACAAACCCGAACACTAATGCGCTTTATATCGACAATAAAATACATGAGGTATCTAATGTGTTGGCTTGGTATGCTCATGAGCGTGAGAGGACTGGTATTGAGACCATAGAGCATATGGCTCTAGAACTTCATGATGAGATACAGTGGTTGGGGCAAGAGTTTATTAGCAATGGCGTTGATAAATCTAGTATGATAATGGCAATAGAGGAATAGTCATGGATATATTAAACATGTTAGGAAATACATTAAGTTATGCGATTATTGGGTTTTTGGTTACAAGTGTTATTGGTTGTTGTGTATAATGGGTTGTGGTTAACGTTATTGGAATTTATCGGCCTAGAAGGAAAGGATTAGGCGTTTGAGGCGATTATGGGCTAAGTCACTGGGCGAGAAAGTCGGTAGTAAAAGCGAAGCTGATCTTGTAGCGTCCATAAGAACGGTGATTGTCCTTGTAAACTTTATTACATGCTTTGTTATCATAGCAGG